CCTTGGCCTCTCAACCTTGCCGCAATGGCATCCGTCGCTGCGGCATCGGCATCTTTGGTTGGTAACATTGCATCGGTGGCAGCTCCAGGTCGTGCGCAAGGCGGGCCAGTTCAATCAAACGGAATGTACCGGGTAAACGAAACAGGCGCCCCCGAGATATTCAACGCTGCCAACGGTCGCCAGTACATGATGCCGAACAGTCGTGGCGAGGTGGTTAGCAATAAGGATGCTTCTAGCGGGGCAGGTGCTGCTGGTGCCGCGCCAGTTGTTAACGTGCACAACTATTCTGGCCAGGAAGCAAACGTAACAAGCAAATTCAGCGAGGCTGATCGCGCATACATCATTGACGTGGTAGTTGGTGACGGAATGGGTGACGGCAAAACCGGTAGAATGATTAACTCATTGACTGGTACTCGTAGGCAGGGATCAATTTGAGCACTCTAATCGAACGAGTCTACGCATCGGCAGGATCAGAAGTAATAATTGACACTGTAGAGCTTGCTTGTCCTGCATGGGATGAGCCGCTTTACATCGTCAAAGGTTACGATGACATGACGCTGGGCTTGGATAGTGTCGTATTCAAGACATTCATGGCCGCGCCAATTGCTATCGCGCTTCCAAAGAAAAGCAACCAAGGCAATCAGACGCTTAGCTTTGCGATTGATAACGTAACTGGCCAGGCTCAGAAGTTAATCGACTCTGCGCTATTCTTTTCGCAGCGAATTACTCTTACGTTTCGGCGTTACTTGAATGTTGATCTGGCTACGCCGTCTGAGAAACCGTTCTATGCGACTGTTCTAGGCGGCAGTGTTAGCGGGACTACCGTTCAGATTGATGCAGGGTTTCTTGACATTATGAATCTGCAATGGCCTCGCGAGCTATATACGAGCAATTTTGCCCGAGCGCTCAAGTATTTGTAATGGAGTGGCTCAACGCTTATCTATCATCCAAATACGTCGATGGAGGCCGAGAGATCGGCGCCCTAGACTGCTTCGGGCTTGCTAGATTAGTACGCCACCACCACTGCGGAAAACGCCTGCTCCCATCATTCGGCGCAATCCGCAACACACAACCAAAAGAATTCACTCGCGCTTATCAGCAAGAATCCGCGAACATGGAAGAGTGCGAGCCGGAGAACGGGGCTATTGCTGCCGTATTCCGTGGGCCTTTGTGCATTCATGTCGCTGTTATAATTGAGCTAGAAAATGGATTGCACGCGCTAGAGATCAACCCGAAGAAGGGGGCTCGACTGATGCGCGTTAGTGATTTCGAATCCCAATATCTAAGAGTGATCTACTACCGTGACAATTAGAGTATTCGGATCGAAACTGAATGATGAGCCTAGCGAAGAGTTTCGCGTAGGCGGAATGACTGTGCGTGACTGGCTGGCTAAGAACATTCCAAGCTATTCTGATATGGATGTTCACCCGATCAGCGTTTCTCTCAATGGAGAGGTAATTCCATCTGAGCAGTGGTCTATCTGCTCGTTTGCTGCGACTGACATCGTTGATATCGTAATTGAGCCAAAAGGAACAGAGCTGTTCTTCGGAGCGTTATTCCTCGTAGCCATCAAGGCGATGACGCCAAAAATTCCGAAGGCGAATTCTACAGCTCAAAACGGAGAGGGCATCAACGAGGCCTATATCAAAGGCAACAAGGTCAAGCTGAACTCGCCTATTCGTGAGATCGCCGGAACCAGAAAGGTTTACCCTGACTATCTGCTGCCGCCTCGTCGTTACTTCGCAGGCCCGCGCGAGCAGCATGTCGAAATGCTTGTTTGCGTTGGAAAGGGTGAGTACGAGATTCCCGGCAACAAGATCCTGATCGGCGATACTCCGGCAATATCGCTAGGCGGTGACGTAGAAATTAACGTATACGGGCCTGGTGCCAACCTGGCGGCAGATCCGGCTCATTTATGGTGGAACGACGTTACAGAGGTTGGATCTAGCTCTAATGGTTCGTCTGGCCTTGAGCTGACGGTATCCGAACCGCTGACTAATGGTTACGTCGCGACCTCGCAGATCTTTGACGACTACACTGTAACAATTCCGTCTGGCGCAGGTGCGTTTCCATCAGATTGGTTTGACGGACTTATCGTCCGCATCCTCGTATCGTACCAATATGACTTCGTGGACGGAGGCGGTGCTCGCGATATCATTCGCGGATTCAATCTGGACATGCTTAATCCTACGGTTGGCGATTCTATTGAAATTGCAGGGACGAACGGAGGTCTTTACGTCGTAAACAGCTTCACGCCGTCTGTAGGCCCTACCCCCGCCGAGATGACTCTTAACTTTGATGGCGGCGCACCAGTTACCGGACTAACGATTGGATCGCTTCCTGCGAGCATTGCTCCGCGCGGCCAGCGATTCCGCGTGACTGTATTCAGCGCGTCGCAGATTACCGTGGAGCGCTTGGATTCCACCGGAGCTGAAGATACTGACTTCCCAGGATTCGTTTATCTCGAAACAGCATCTGCATCAGTAACACTTGACCCGTCCAACCTTGAGGGTGGATACCGTGGCCCGTTTGCCATGTGCCCGTTCGGCGAGAAAGCAACAGCTATCGAGTGGGACGTATTCATGCCGTCAGGCTTGTGCGGTCTTGGTCGAGAAGGTCAGGTGTATGAGGTTGGCGCTTTTCATTCTTTTGAATATAGAGATATGGATGTAGCGGGAGCCTGGACTGTAATCGAGAAGACGCACACCGGATCTTCTCTTGACTCTCAAGGCTTCACTAATCGCGTCGATCTGCCTTATCCTATGCGACCAGAAGCTAGAATCAAAAAGATCTTCATTCAGCAGTCTGAGCGTGAGACAGAGATCAATAACGATACTGTCTGGTACGGCGCTAGATCGTTGCTGTCTGCGCCGACATCGTATGCAGGCGTAACCGTAATGAGCGTAAATGCTCGTGGCGGAGATAGGCTATCGGCTCAGTCCGAGTCAATGGTGTCAGTAGAAGCCACACGAAAGCTGCCAACTCGACTCAATGGAGCCTGGACTGCTCCAGTCGCAACCCGCGACATCGCACCATTCTTCGCTTACGTTGCAAAGAACGTAGGTTATACAGATGCAGACATTGATCTTGTGGAGCTGGATAGACTAGATGCCATCTGGAAGGCTCGTGGCGACTACTACGACCAAGAAACTAATACCAATGGCACGGCCAAGGGCGTTATCAATGACGCGCTGTCATGCGGATACAGCGAGCTTGCGGTTGATCGTGGTCTACTGCGACCAGCTCGCGACGAGCCTCGCATTGCGTTCGAGTCGATGTACACGCCTCAGAACATGACTCGCGGCCTTGAGCGCTCGTTCACTGCAGTCAGGCCAGATGACTATGACGGCGTTGATGTTGAGTACATCGACGGCGTATCGTGGCAGGCAGAGACCGTGGAATGCCGTTTGCCCGGAGACGTAGGCACACGAGTCCAGAAGATCAAGGCAGAAGGCTGCACTAACCGAACAAAAGCATGGCGTATCGGAATGCGTCAACGTCGCGCTCTGAAGTATCGTCGCTGGGAATACAGCTGGGCTACTGAGCTTGATGCGCTGAACTCACGCTACCTTAGTTTTGTTCAGGTTGCGGACGATGTTCCAGGCTATGCGCAATCTGCATACATGATCTCTTATGATAATGGCGTGATTGAATCGTCGGAAGCTTTCGACTGGTCAATGCCGGGGCCGCATTACGTTTATATTCGACGCCAAGACGGAACTAGCTCAGGCGCATACATTGCTACTCGCGTTGATGATTTTCATCTATCCATATCTGGCCTAGACTTTCCTCCAGATACTTCGCTAGACCGAGAGCCACCGCACTTGCTATTTGGCATTGGATATCCGGTTTTGATTACTTCTATATCGCCAAACGGAACCGAGTCCGCTAGCGTCGAGGCAATGACGTATAATGCAGAGGTCTACGCATCAGATGACCTAAGTCCTCCATGATCAAATATCCAGACTCATTGCCGCGAGGATTGCATAACGGTCGAAGCTATCAGACCGTTAGCCCACTTAAACGATCAGAACTGTCTAGTGGTCGCGCTCGTCAGCGTAGGAATTTCACCAGCGTTCCAACGATGGCTAGCATTAGCTGGATATTCAATTCAGCTCAGGCTCAGGCCTTTGAGGCGTGGTGGCGTGACCAGCTAATCGACGGTTCGCAGTGGTTCGAGTGTCCACTTGAAACGCCGCTTGGCTATCAGGACTACACCGCTCGATTCACTGATATCTATTCTGGCCCAGCTCGCGTCGGACCACTTCTGTGGCAGATATCCGCCGAACTCGAATTACGCGAGCGCCCAATCCTTCCTGTTGACTGGGGTCTTATTCCAGACTTCGTAGCAGACCAAGCAATATTCGATATCGCCATGAATGACAAGTGGCCCCTTAACCCTTGGCAGGTTTACATTCTGGAAACAGACCAAGCAATCAATCAGGAGTGGCCTCAGCCATGAGTTTTTACAATACTGGTAATCCGGTCCCTTCGGATGATCCTCGGGATCTGGACGATAACGCGAAGATCCTAGACGACCTTCTAACCAGCCCAGATGAAACCACCCCGAGTCGTCTCGGTGCTCCGCTGAAGACGTGGGCATCCATTACCAGCGAGGCAAGTTCGCTGCCTGCTATTCTGGCTGCGCAGCAGGCTGCGATATCTGCCCAACTGGCGCAGCTCGCAGCTAACCAAGCTGCGGCTACTGCAAACCAAAAGCCAACAATAGCTGAAGGACTGGCAGTCACGTCCGGCAGCGGCCCTGACAACCGTTTCTTTTCTATCCCTGGCACGGGCAACACGTATTCTATCCAGTACCGCAACGATGCGGGTGTTGAAGTCGAGATTGGCAGAACCGCAAGTGCGGCCGTTACGCAGGAAGCTTTCAGCAAGGCCGAGTCTGCGTTCGCGCTTGCTATCCCTCGGTCACTTTCCGCACTGATGCCGTGGGCGGTAACGGATAAACACCTGCGGGCCATCCTCGGGGTTAAAGCTGATGGCGTGGCCCACGCGATCCTCGATAAGCTGCCGGGGCTCGGCCTGCTTGGCGATTACGCATGGGCTGTCACCGATAAAAACAAAGTGGTGCTGATCGGTGTCAAGTGGTCCGGTGAAGTTGTGATTTTCAATCAGGCGTCAACGAGTTCGCTTAGCTACCCTGCTGGCCCGGTTGGCGCGCAAGACATTTATGTTTTGGTTGATGGGGCGCCTTACCAAGTTACATCGGCTGGCGACAACTTTTCACCCGCCGTCTCTAGCGGTCGGTTGTCATTTATCCAGCGAAACGGCCCAGTATCCCAGCAAACGCAAGATCTGCCAGTTGCTGGCAGCATCGCCGGCTTTGTTACCCTGTTCCTGCACTTCCTGAGCAGCGGCCAGTCCCTGGGCCTAGGGTCGACTTCGGCGGCCACCACATTGCAGCCCCCAACGGCGAACAGGCTGTTTACGATTCAGGATGGAGTTCGTCTGGTGACTGACAGTGGCGTGCTTACACCTGAAATGGTCACGCCATTCATACCCTTGATTGCCAAAATCACTGAGTCTCCAATTGTGCAGCTCACGGCGCAGTTGAATCGCCAGCGCGGGTTGCCTAGCAATGCCGCAGCCCTAGCAAGCTTTCACGGGCGTGGCGGCGTTGGGATTACAAACCTGTGGAAAGGCACGCAGCCTTATGC